GATAAAGTTATAAATAAAAAGAAACTTTCTAAAAAGAAAAGAGAAAAACTATGGAAAGAAATATCTGCGAATGAAGGTTCAATACAAAGCATAGATATTTTTACAGATAATGAAAAAGAAGTATTTAAAACAGCAAGTGAAATAAATCAGATATGGGTTGTTGAACATGCTTACAAACGACAAGAGTTTATATGTCAAGCTCAAAGTGTAAATCTATTTTTTGATTTACCAAGTGCTACAGCTGACCAAGATGTGCATAATGAATACATACAATACATAAATGATGTTCATTGGTATGGTATGCATAAGTTAAAATCATTATATTACTTTAGGTCTAATGCTGCAAGGTCTACAGAAAATGTAAATATTAAAGTACCTCGTATCAAATTAGATGAGGTTGAATGTATAAGTTGTGAGGGATAATGGCAGCTAAGTGGAGTACAACAAATAGTCACACACCAGTTACAGGTGTTAGAGGTAAGAAAACAAGTCAAGGTAGAAGAAATTTAGCAACTTCTACCATGAATAAAAATTATAGAAGAAGTTTTAAAAAATATAGAGGACAAGGATGAAAAATAAAATATTACAATTTATGTTTTGGATTGATGAGTGTTGGAAGTTAGTTATGGATAATAGATATAATCCACTTAAATATATTCCTGAACCATCTATTCAAGCTTACTTTACTTTAATACTATTTACAGTATGGTCTTTCTTTTTTGGATTAGTAGCAACTTATTATTTAGGTTGGTATGGCTACAATAGTATTTTATCTTTCGCTATACATTGCTCTATAATAATACCTTTACTTTTTACAAGAGCCATATTTTTAGATGCTGAAAGAGATGGACATAAATGGTATGTTAATTTAAAAAGCGATACAGAAAGAAAAAGGTTTTGGAATAAAATATCTAAACCTAACTACGAAAAAAGAGCTAAATGGAACTTAGATAAAGAAGCATGAACGATTTAAAATTCATAATATTAATTATAACATTCTTAGCATCTATTATGTATTATATAACAACTAATCTTGAATACAAAGGATATAGTCGAGTACAAGGATGTTATGATGAGTGTTATGATAATTATATTAAAGAACATGGCTCTTTATTAGAACAACTAGAAGAAAAAAATGAACAAGCATTAGCAGACCCTTACTCAAATATTAGAGGTTTGTGGGGTGGTTGTGCTGCTTGTCATGGACAAAATGGACAAGGAGTAGGAGCTTTCCCATCTTTAATTGGTAAAGATGAGGATTATATTATTGAAGCATTAACACAGTATAGGAACAAAGAAACTAGAGGAGGAATGAGTTCTACAATGTGGAGTCAAGCTAGTATTTTATCTGATGCAGATATAAACACTTTAGCTGATTTTATAGAGAATGAATTAGAATAGTATGGATGATTTTAGAAACATAAGTATAGATGTATTAAGACAATACTTTACAGGACAATTACATAAACATAGAATGAATGTAGAAAACTATCTACATAAAAGTGTCGGAGTAGGAGAGCATTCTGATATTATGGAAACTATGGAAAAAGAACTTGGATATATGGCAGATTACCATGACAAGCTTGAAGTTTTAAACACATATTTTACAGAGGAGGATGAATGAGTTTATTAACAACTAGAGAATACTACAAACCTTTTGAATATCCTTGGATGTTCGATTACTACTTTTTACAAAATCAAATGCATTGGATGCCTGAGTCTGTACCTTTACATACAGATGTAAAAGATTGGCAAGACTTATCAGACAATGAAAAAAATCTACTGACACAAATATTTAGATTATTCACACAGTCAGATGTAGATGTTGGTGCAGGATATATAGATAAGTATATGCCTATATTCAAAAAACCAGAAGCTAGAATGATGATGAGTTCTTTTGCTAATATGGAATCAATACATCAACATGCTTATTCTTTACTATTAGATACAGTTGGTATGCCTGATATTGAGTATAAAGCTTTTTCTGATTATGAAGAGATGGCTGATAAACATGATTATGTTGGTAACTTTAAACCTAAGAAAGCTAAAAGAGAAACTATTGCTAAAACTTTAGCAGTTTATTCTGCATTTACAGAAGGACTACAATTATTTAGTAGCTTTGCAATACTGTTAAACTTTCCTAGATTTGGTAAAATGAAAGGTATGGGTCAGATTGTAACATATTCTATTCGTGATGAGTCAATGCATGTTGAAGCCATGACTAAACTATTTAGAGAGTTTATTCAAGAGAACATAGAAATATGGACAGATGATTTTAAGAAAGAGCTTTACGACATTTGTAGACAAATGGTTGAACTTGAAGATAAGTTTTTAGATTTAGTATTTGAAATGGGCGACATTGAAGGACTTACTAAACAAGATATGTATAAATACAACAGATACATTGCAGACAGAAGATTATTACAGCTAGGGTTAAAACCTAACTATAATCAAAAAGATAACCCTCTACCTTGGTTAGATGAAGTTATGGGCATAGAGCATCAAAACTTCTTTGAAGGTAGGGCGACTACTTACATGAAAGCAGGATTAAGAGGTAAACAAGATTTAGTAACTTTTTCTAATATTGAAAACAATGAGTAAACAAAAGTTTGACAGTAAAGAATTACTAAATTCTAAAAGAATATTTAAGTCAGCAACACCAAAAGGAGATATATCTTGGTATATCAAATGGGCAGGTAGCATACTAATATTAGTTGCTATGTCCATGCGAGGAGTAGATGGTATGATTTATACCGATTTACTATTATCTATAGCAGGAGTTATTGCTTGGTTAGTTGTTGGCTTAATGTGGAAAGATAGAGCATTAATAATATTAAATGCTGTCGGTTTATCTTTATTAATTAATAATTTAATAAATCAACTTATATAAAATGGATAATAACCAAGAAGCAAACATTCTATCTTACAGAATATTGTTTGACACCTCTGGAAAATTAGTTAGAGAAATATCAGGATTGCCTTATGAATATGCTGATAAAGTTTTTTCTGGACATGATTTAAGAGTTATTCAAACAATAATTAGAGAAGGTAGAACTAAAATAGATAAAATACATCATCATATAGAAAATGAGATAAATGCTTTAAAAAATTAACTTTTTTAAAAAATTGACCTCATAGAATCGTTTCTAAGACATTCTTTTACTATTAGGAATAGTAGGAGTCGAATATCTTATGATTTTTGTTAGACAGCCTCTGAGAGCCTGAGAGAAAGAATTGCCCTCTTTCGAGGGCTTTTTTTATTTTATGCTATAAATAAAAAATAAAAAGACCATATTACAACAGCCCATAATAAAATTATATTAAAGTATAAAAATATTTTTTCTTTTTTATTCATATTAAAATTAAGATACCTTTATTTTGATAGGTTTTTTATCTTCAGGTATAATTTTTTCTAAAACTATAGAAAGTAATCCATTTTTTAGTGAAGCTTTATTAACAACAATATCTTCTGCTAAATTAAAACTTCTTCTAAATGAACGATTAGCTAGACCTTTATGATTAGCTAGACCTTTATGGACAGCTATATCATTATCATCATTTTTCTTTTCATAAGAAATAGTCAATACCCTTTCTTTTAATTCAATATCAATATCTTTGGAAGACAAACCTGCCATTGCCATTTCTATTGTATATATTTCACCATCCCTATAAAGATTATAAGGTGGATAAGAACTATTAGATTCTCTATCTAAATTTTGTAACTTAGATAGCTCATTGAATAACGAATCAAATCCGATTAAGGATTTGCTAAAAGATGGATGTGTTAAATCCAAAAGAAATTTACTTGTCATATTTTACTCCTTATTAAGCAAGTTAAATTATGCAATATGCTTTTTGCCCTATTGCTCTTTTTATTATACTATTATTTTACAAATTTGTCAAGCTGACAACGCAATTAACATACCTAAAAATACAAGGCATAAAAGTGTTATCTCAAGTTTTTCTCTGCAATCATCCATTATCTAAAGTGTGAAAAAAATATATAGTAAAATAAAAGTATAAGTTTACCAATAAACCATCCTAATAAAAAACAAAAAGATACTAGAAAGGCTAGTACAACCTTTTTAAAATCATCCATTATCTTCTTACTAGGCTACCACCAAAATACATTCCTATAATAGCTGATACTAGGTTTGTATCTAGTTGTGTTATTACTAAACCTTTAAAAGTTACCCACTTGAATACTTCCTCGTCACTGGTAAAGAACCAGAATCCGGGTCTGAACTCTGTATATCCTACAGTAACTGAAACTTCTGGGTAATATACTGCTACGAGTTTTGGGAAAACTACTATAGCAAAAACAGAAACTAAAGCTATGATTCGTCTTGTCCATTGAAAGCCTTGGCTCTTAACATTACGAGCTGCATCAATAGCTTTTAGTTGAAATTTGCCTCTAGTTATTAGAGCCATTTGTTCTTGTTGTTTAGCTTTTCTACTTTCTGACCATAGGCTAAGTACACTACTTAATAAAGTAGATGCTAACATTGTTATTATTTCAAAAGGGAATCCCATCTTACTCCTCTGATTCTACAGTTATTGTTTCGTCTATTGTTTCTAAAATATGTTTTGGTATATGAACATCAAAAGTTTTTAAATAATATTTACTTTCTTGGTGCATTCCTGCTACTTTAAAATCTAAACAACCTTCAAAAAGTTGTCTATAGTTTTCTCTGGATAACCAAGGCTTATCATTTAGTGTTCTTCTTTTACAATCAGAATGCCAAGCTTGGTCAAGTTGTTGCTCGGTGTATAGTATCATTTATTATATAAACCTAATCTTTTTAAATAGTTTTGTGTTTCTTCCGGTAACTTTTCTAAATCTCCACCCTCTTTTTTCCATTTTTGTAAATTACCATATCCAAAATTATAAGCGATAATTCCATCTCTTTTATTTCCTGTTGTTTTTATTAAACTATTAACATAATCTGTGCCAAATCTTACATTTTCTTTTGGGTCAAATAAGTTATCTCCTTGAAAAGGTTTAACACCAAATCCGGGATTTTTAGCAGTTGCTGCCATAATCTGCATTAGACCTTTAGCACCAGCTTTACTTTCTGCATTTGGATTACCAGAACTTTCAATCATTATTATTTTTTGTATAAAAGGGTCGTCAGTATATTTAGCAGCAGGGTTTTCAACTTTATTACCTTCAGAAAAACCTAATCTTTCCATTTGTTCTGCAGTTGATTCTCGTTTAATAGAGTCATTTGTTATGTCAGATTGAGCTGCATAAGGTTCTCCTGTAAAAGGGTCTATTCTATTTTCAGGCTCATCTCTAACAAAAGGAACATTAACTTCCCCTCCTTCAAAAAATTGTGGTCTTAATGTGCCTCTACCCACTAAAGATACAAAAGGATTTTTTTCTTTTTCTTGTAAAGTTAATGCTCTAAATGCATTTGCTATTCCTTCTGAAATCTTTTTATCAATTTTTTTAGCACCTTGTTTTATTGGAGCATAAGGATTAACTCCTGTGTATCTTTCTATTATATTTTGCGTAGCAACTCCGGGTATTTTACCAGCTCCATAGGTTTCTAGTAATCCTCTATTATAAATTAAATGCCCAGCAAAATCACCAAATATAGGTCCACCTAAATTACTAGCAGCTATTGCAGGATTTTTACCAACATTCAAAGCATCTCCAAATCTAACTCCATATTCTATTGGTCCTAGTAAACCAACTCTTTGAAAAGCTTTTAGTATATCTCTATTTGAAAATCCATCTTGGTCAATTTTGTCTCTATTTTCTTTAGAACTTCTCCAATAGTTTGTTTGTAAGGCTAGTGTAGTAGCCATAATAGCAAATGCTGTAACTCTAGGAGCATTAGCAGCTGGATTTTGAATTGCATCTCTTGCAAAATTTTTTAAAACTGTATTACTAAATACTGTAGGGTATCTTAAAAATTGAGTTAAAATATCTATTTTAGGATTAGTCATTAAAGTAGGAATTTTAGCTCTTTCTCTTGCTGTAGGTAAAATAATTGTTCTAACAAATCTACCAGCTCCTCTGACCACACTGTTAGTATAAAAATTATCTTCAATATTAGCACCTTTATTTAGCCAACTTATTCCTTTATTAACATCAATTCCTAAATCAAATAGTTCTCCTTTTAAATTTTGTACTCTCATTGGAGCAGTATCTGACGAAATGTTTATTCCTTGCTTTTTAAAATTATTTAACTTTGTTAAATTATCTAAGATTAAATCTTTACCTACATTAAAAGAACCTAACTCTACTGTTTTTGTCCAAGGAGTTAAAAAATTAAATCTAAAAAATCCTCTACCTATTTTTTTAAAAAATTCATTTTGTAATCCTTCTCCAGATAATCTATTAGTGCTTTCTGAAATAGCTTCATCCATTCCTATAAATACAGAATTTAGTTCTTTTTGAATTTGAGAGGTAGACATTTTATGTTTTAATCTTAATATTCCGGGAATATCTTGTATAAAAATTTTGTTACCTTCTTTTAATGCTTCTAAAACTTTTTGAGTAGATTTAGTTGGATTACCTTTTATTAATGGTAAAAATCCCTCTGTTAGTGATGATACTGAAGCTAATGGTAAATAAGCCATAGAGTTAGCTAATTTCATAGCATCATAAGCACCCTGCATAGCTCCTGAATTAAAATATTCTACTTGACCGGTTACTGATTTATACAAATTTAAAATTTTTTGTTTGTCTCTTTTAGTTAAACCTTTACCTCTAACAGCTTTTAATTCTTTGTCTATATTATCTATAAATCTTTCAGTAAATTGTTCTTCATTACTTTTTCTATGAAAAGCTAAAACCTCATCTTCTGAACCTACAATTCTTGTCGGTCTAAGTTTTGAAGCTTTTCCTGCTAATAAAAAACTATTTTTATGTTCAATCATACGAGCTGCATTCATGTAATAGTTTGTAGCAACTTCTACTAAATCATTTGTCAAAAATTCTGAAAATTCATTATCTTTTAAATTTTGAAATTTTCTTGCTTGAGTTAATAAAATTGAGTGAGGTGCATACAATTCATTATTCTTATTTAACATTCCCTCAACAACATCATCTACTTCTTTTGAAGAAACAATTTTATTATCAACAAGTTTTTGTTTAAAAAGCTCTGGATTTTTTGATATTGCATTTCTATCCCATTGTCTAGGAAAATAATCTTCTACTTTACCAACACTAAGCCCAGCATCTTCTGCATCTTTTAAAATATTATCAAAAAACTTTCTTAAATTTTTAGCTGTTTGTTGAACCTCTTTATTGTAATTTGTAGGATTATCACCTCTTAAAATTTTTAAAATACCTTGTTCATTTTCAGGACTTATTGTTCCTGCCTTTCTAACAGGTTTCAAAGCTGCATCAAAATCTAAAAAATAATTACCTCTTCTAAAATCTAAATCTTCACCATAAGAAAAATCAAGTTTTTTTCGTGTTCTCTGTAAAAATTTTTTTTCAAAATCTTCTCTAATTGTTTGACCTAATTTTTTTGCACTTGGAGAAAATTCTGAAATCGTATCTAAAATAGAAGTAGCAGAACCTATAGTTCTAGCTTTTAAAGTATCTCCTAATTTTCTAGCTTTAAACAAAAGTTCATTTCCAGCTTCTTTTCTAAACTCATCATCAGAATAATATCTATTCATTTTAGAATTAAACAAAAGATTTCTTTGTGCTAAACCACCAAATAATGCACCAGTCAAAGCTCCTAAAGCAGCTGAACCTACTAATTCAGGATTAGAGTATTGTTTTCGCAATCCGACATTTAATTCTGTATTTTGTCTAAAATGATTATCAAACCCTGTCCATGCAGAGGCTTCAGCAGAAATAATACCTGCAGTTTTTAAAGCTTGTTTTTTTCCTACATCTTTTAATGAATTTGTAGCAACAAGTTTAGAGCCTTGATTTAAAGCTGTTGTTATTCCTTGTCTAGCTGCCAAAGAAGTACCACCTGTCAAAGGAGTTGTAACTGCAGCTAATAATAATGTAGGGTCGGTCACAACATCAATAGAGCCATCTTTAATAAGTTCAAACCATTGTTTTAAACTTCCTACATCTGCTCCATCAAATTTTTTTCTAAGATAAGAATAATCTTTTTTTTGTTGCTCATTAAATTTACCACTTTGCATGGCTCTTTGCATTCCTGAATATAAATTAAAATCTGAATCTCTTAAAAATTCAAAAACATCATCTGACTTTTCTCCTATAGACTCTAAAAATCTTTCAGATACTTCTAAAAATTCTTCATCTTGTTCTAAATCGTCAAGAGTGTATTTACCTCTTGTTAATGAAGGTCTACTTGGTGTAAGTGTAGATTTATAGGTTATGCCCATGTATATATATTATTTAGATTCTGTTTCTGTCTTTGGCTGGGATTCAGAGATTATTAATTCTAATAAAGGTTTAAAAAATATATCATCTAAAGGTATAGCCATTTGTCTTCGTTTGTCGCCATACATATAATTACCGATAATTCCTTTACCTGTTTCATCCTCTCTTTTCTTAATTACATCTTCAATAGCCTCTCTAAAAGTATTTCTTTGAAAAGCAAATTCACTAAAATTGTAATCATCAGGAATAGCAAGTTGCTTTCTTAACGCATCTTTACCATATCTATCGGTGTAATTATATAAAGCTTCTAATTCATCATTACTTAAATTAGATAAATCCATTTTAGGTATTAAATCAAAAAAGTCAATGTATCTTCCAGAAACTCCCCCACCCCTTTTAGATATGTCTTTATATATTTTTTCTAAATCAGTTAGAGATTTATCTTCTCCTAATTTATCTTTTACTATAGTTTCAATTTTTGTATTTGTAGGAATTATTTTAACATCTGACGAATCAGTGTCTTGCTTTTGCTGCTGAGTATTAGAAATTCTAAAATCTATTTCTTGACCACTTGCTTCATTTAATTGATTTAAATTTTCTTCTCTTTCGTCTTCAGTAATTTCTTTAGCTTGATATGCTCTTTCAATATTAGCATACATGTCATTATATATTTCCATAGCTTTTTTCTGACCAAAATTATTTTGAGCATCATTATAATATGCTTTAAAATTTTCTAAAACCTTATCAAATTCTAACTCTCCCCTTTCCATTAAAATTGATGCACCATCATAAGCTGTCATAGTGCCTTCTTGACTTTTAAGAACATACTCTACTGCTAACCTTTCTGCTTGTGTTTGAGTAACCTTTATGCCTACAGTATTAGCACTTTCTAAAAAACTATCTCTAGCATTTAAAAAGTTTGAACCTAAAGCTCTTTGTTTAACTTCACCATAACTATCATATAATTTAATTAATTCTTCATTTCCTAAATTATCCAATTCACTTTTCATTATTGATAACCCTACATTTATTTGTTGGTCGGTTCTTAATATTACTTTTCTAGGATTAGGAGTTCCATAATTTCCAATCTCTTGACTCATAAAACTTCTTCCTGTAGGAGAATCATTATCTTTCATAGTATAAACTGCATAAGTTTGAACTGTTCCATCTTTTTTATTTTGAGTAATAACTTGAACATTTTCTACTTTATTTCTAAATGTTACATCTTTTTCATTTTTTTCCTTATAATCGTCTACTAAATTTTTAAAAATTGTTGCTGACTCTGAAGGAGCTATGTTTTTAAAATTATTATAACTTGTTTCCAATTCTATAAAATCTTTAAACAAATCTTCATTAAATAATTTATCTCTACTTAATTGAGCTTCTTTTTCTATTTGTTCTGGACTTTTACCAGAAAAAAAGTTTTTTATACCTTTAGTAGCCCATGAAAATACATTAGTAGGAACTGATTCTTTAACATATCTATCCCAATTATTTTGTAGACCTTCTACACTTGTAGGTAAGTCTCTAGCTTCTTTTAGTACATTAGCCCATTCAGAGCCTTTTAGATTTCCTAATTCTTCTGCTTTTTGTAATGTAAAATGCCCTAATGATTCAGGGTCAGCATCTGGGTATAATTGTGAGCCATAATTTGTAAGTTGTGTTCTATATAAATTTGTAAAATATGCTTTAGCATCTCCATTATATTGTGTATCTATAATTTTATTAGTGGCTATAATATCTTGAGCTGAGTTATAAATATTATTTAATTTTATTTTTTGAGGTTGTAAAGAATTTTCAAAAGCATTAAATTTTTCTTTAACTAAGTGAGATAAACCAGATGTTACAAGTTTTAAACCCATTAATCTTTCTTCTCTTTTTTCAGCCTTTCTTGCTTGTGCTTTAAACTCTGCCTGTTGGTCTGCTAATAAATTTAGACCAAACTCAACTGAATCCATTTTTTTAAAATCTTTTGCCATTTTATCTCCTTTCTAATAAACTCTTATCATTTTGTTGATTTCTTTCAAGTAAACTATCTGAAGGCTCAAACTGTTCAACTTGTTCTTCAACTGATTCTGGTAATTCAACATCTTGTAAACTTTCTCTAGTAATATTTTGCTGTATTGTTTCAGCTAAATCTGGATTAGTTTTTAATTTTTCTTTAAGCATATCAGGTAAATCTGAAACATCTTCTTCATCAAATTCTTCTTCTTCATTTTCACCTTCATATAAAATATATTCAACACCTGATTTTTCTGATATTGCCATTAAAACAAATATTAAAGGTTCTGCTAACAATAGCATTAAATCAGGATTAATAAAACCTTTAGAAAATGCTTTTCGTAAAATTAAATAAGCTATATCAGTTAAAGGTACTCCTTTACTAACACTATCCATAATTGTTAGTATTCTATCCTCTTCTAAAATTTCAGAAACTATATAGTCTAAAGCCTCTTGTTTTTCTGTAAACTTAGGTGCTTGTTCCCAAGGATAAGGATTATCAGGGTCATTAGTTAATGATTGTCCGGGAATAGATACTCCCGGATTATTACTAAATTGCTCTAGCACTTCAGGTTCAAATTCTTGTATTACTCTTTTCATAATTATATTTTATGCTCTACTTCCAAATACATTTTCAGCATCATCATAAAATGCTGCTAAACTTGGAGTATAGCTATCTCCTTTTTTAAAGAAATTTACAACATCAATACCTCTACCTATTTCTTCCCATTGACTAAATCCAATACTTGTATCAGTATCTTGTTCACCATAAATAGAATTATTAATCTTATTATCTACATATTTATTTATATAGTCTCCTGCTTTTGATACAGCAAAATCTTTTATTTGTTGTCCAAATTTATTAACTCTTGTAGGTAGTTCACCAACTTGAGGAATACTTGTATCAATGCCCATACTTGTTAATTGTTCTGTAGCCATTTCAGGAGTTACTGTATATCCACCTTTAGGCATATTAAATTCTCCAAATTTAAAACCACCAACTTGTGTAAAATTACCATCTAAATCAGCAGTAAATTCGACACCTATACTGTCAGTATAAATACCAGTTGCATCATTGTAAGTTACAGTTCCTGTAGGATTATATATTTGTCCAGATAAATCTCCTTGTTGTAAC